CACGAATAGGTTCAACAACTTGACGTTGACGAGTTAGTTTAGAACTTGCCATCTAATTCCTTAAGAGTTAACCCACCTTGAAACAGACGGGTTGGTTTATAATCATCGTGCTGAGGGGATTTGAAATTACAGTTGCAGTGGGTCCACCTTGTGCACTGATACGTTTGCGATCTCAATTTCGACATTAGCTGTTGCGCCATCGACTTGAATGTCAAGCATTGCACGCAGATACACCGCAGCAGCAGTAAGAGTCATCGGCGGGGACTCAAAATAAAAAGCCTTGACATCCTGAACCGGCGGGTAATAGACGCTGGAATTCTGAAAGCCAGACATGACCGATGTCGTTTGCTGCACCACATAGGACCCGTTCTGTTCCTGAACGTACGGGGAGAAAGCTTGTAATCCGGTTGCACCTTTGATATTGATCCAGCCAGACATACAAACAACATCCCCCGGCGCAATGTTTGTTGATATGCCGGGAAGCTGGAACTGACACGTTTGATAACCCGTGCCACCCGCTGTGATCTTGATGTTTTGCACCGGCAGCGCGATTGCATTGCCTTGAATATCGGCAATGCTCGTTCCAACAGCGCCGACAACAGAAATCAAAGCGCCGGGCGTTTTGTACAGCCGCGATCCTAGGGCTACTGTACCAGTCGAAGCAGTTGTTACATCATTCGCCCCGTCCCGGTTTGCGCCACCAGATGCGCCAAATGCACCTTGAATTCCAAGCAAATTGCCATAGGGGCGGTTTGTTGCATCATACGCATCCTCTCTCGACGCCATTGAGATCATGGCCTGCGCGGGCATCCATTTATCAAGTGTTGCCACCAGTGAATTCCCGATCTTTTCAGCCGCCACTGGCGCAAAGTGCAGACCATCATAAAGGTACTGCGCTGCTCCAGAGCCGAGCGGCTGACAAGTCGCAGAAGTCCAATCCACACAAATCGCATATGCGTCAATCAGCAAAATCCTCTTGCCGACCACGCAACTTCGCAGCCAGGAGTTGTATCGATCAACAACCGTTCGCTGTGCCGCCGACATGCCGGTTGTGACGACTTCGGTAAACAGGATCGGGGTTGATCCCTTCTGAAAAATCGCATAGATAACCGCTGTCATGTCGGCAATCATCTTGCCTGATGACGCGCCATTAAATACGTCATTCACCGCGCAAATTGCGGCTATGAAATCGTATTGCTTTGTGAGCGTTGCGAGCTGGTTGTATGCTGACAACAGGCCGGATCTATTGTCATAAATATAGGTCGTTGACACCCCGTAAACATCTGCCGTTGAGAATCGAAGCTTTCCGTTTAGCTTCAGAGATGCCCATGCGACAGCCCCGCGACCAGAAAACTGCGATGTTCCGGCCACATGATTTGCTGCACGACTGTCGCCAATGACTGCAATGGACATGCGAGACTTGCCTGGCAACTCCCCAACGGTTCCGGCAGCGATTGAACCTATAAAAAAGCCAATCTCCCCGGTGAGAGGGTTAGTTTGTGCAACTACAGGAAATCCTTCTTCTTGAGAGAACTCTGTGTAATTAGGGCGCAGCTCGTTAGCAGAGCCAATCTGAGGAGCTGGGGTGGTTGTACGGGTTCCATAAGAACTGCCTACACCACCTGGGCCTTTAGGTTCAATTGCCATTATTTCTTTTTCCTTTTGTCAAATTGATTAAGTGCTCTGTTCTTACTAGCAGACATCACTTGGGTGTTACTTTTTTTATTATTACGTGGGTTAGAGTCTTTGTGATCAATGTCACGACCATCATGCTTTCGTACCTTACCATCCTTCATAGCCTCGCTACGAGCAGCATTACGAGAGGCTCTGTCCTTCTTACTAGAGGGCTTAGAGTTATACTTTCGTTGACGAATTGAATCTTCTGTAGCTGATTTAGAATATTGCCCTTTCTTTGGCATATCTCACCTTGTCCTTTTCTTTAGTTCGTTTTGCAACACTGAAAGAATATTAGGGTCTTTAGTTTTAGCCATCTCAGCTTTAATTGATAAGATGTCTTGCTCTACACGCCTAGACTTAACGCTAGTAGGCTCTATACGGGCACCCATTCGATTTTCTTCAGGAGTGTTACCTAGGAGGCTTGGTAAGTCTTTATCAAGCTTGTAGCTCTTTCCTGCTGTTTGTGTAGCAGGGTTCACAGCTTTAGCTTTCACTTCCTTTTCGCTCCATTGTCTTTCCCAGGGAATTGTCCCCTTCTTAGCATCTGCTACAGCATCAACAAGAGGCTGGACCTTCTTCATGATCCAGCTCTTCTCCCAAGGCATCTCTGTCTTAACTTCCTGTTCTGCCATATTATTTCCAGTTGCTAGGATCATTAGCATCACCACCAACATAACGCTTACCATCAACCACTTGACCAATCTCCAAACCTTCGTACTTAGAGAAGAAACGAGGAAGGATAACGTGTTTATTTTCTTCCCAGAATTTAGAATAATTAGTTGTTCCTTCCATGTGTGCGCCAATGTGTACAAGTTGTGTAAGGGCTGTCTGAGACATCTTAAGTTGATTTAGAATCTCTCGTTCTTGACGAGCTGTAGCTGGATTGCTCGAAGGGTTTACGTAGGAGAAAGCAACACCTGCTCCTGTAAACGTAGGTACCACCTTAGATACGTCAAACTCTACTTCTGTCTGTTTTTGTACAGAAGTTTCTTTAATAGGTCCACCCTTAGCTTTAGCTTCAGCAGCAAGATCAAGAGCTGACTTAGAACCAAACTTATCAATCGTAGTAAATACACGTTGAACCTCTTTATCAACACCTGTAATTACTTCGTTCTGATACTGTACTTGGAATGTCTTAGTAGCTCCAGCAAGAGCTTCATTATCGATCTTAGCTGTAGTTACATATTGACCAAACTCAGGAGAAGCGAAGAACGAAGCAGAGTCTTTAAGATAAGTGGCTGTGACACCTCTTCGTCCAAGAGAGTCTCCAACTTGTTGGAGAATGTTATTAACTCCATTAGTTGCTTCTTCGTTAGCCTTTACATTATCCTTAAACTTACCAGCATTCAAATCCTTAAGAGACTTACTTAAGAACTTGAACGTATCTTTCTGAACTTCAGGATTACCAATCACTTGCTCTTTAGCTGAAGGACTCTCTACAGGTGTGCTAATAATGTTAGTAATAACTTTAGCAACTGTGGGAGAGCTTCCAAGAGCAACTTGAGCATTCTGACCAAACAGTTGAGAAGCTGCAATTACATTAGCTGCCCCTGGCTGTTGAAGGATAAGAAGCTTAGCTTGATTTTGTAACAAATCAATTTCAGATTTAAGTTTATCACTAGCTTTAGTAGGATCAAGCATATCCTTACCAAGAGATTCGAGAGTAGCAAAGAGGGAACGATAAGGAGCTGCAAGTTCTGGATTAGTTCCAGACACTAGCTGAATCTGAGAGTTGATGCGTCCCATCTTCCTAGCCCACTCCATCTGAGCTTCCTCTGGAGTAATTTTACCAGAAGAGATACCAGCAGACAAGCTATTCACTTGGTCGTAAGAAGCTTCAAAGTTAGTTCCAACAATGTCACCAATTAGACGAATAGAGAAATCTTTCTTTTCACGATCCGACACGTCTTGATTATACTTACCAGAAGCCCTGTCTTCAGCCGTCTTAGCTGTTAAACGAGTAAACTCTTTATCAGCTTGTACACCTGTCTGATAAGCCCTAATAGCTGAATCTTTTTGAGTTTTAGTCATCCAATCGTAAATAGGGTAACCTGCACTCTGAGTGTCAGTAAGAGCTTTGTTATAGAGAGTAGCTGCTGTCTCTATTTCTTTTTCGGCAGTACCAAGCTCAGTAGCACCTGCAAAAGCTTTAGAAACTTTGCTAAGTTTTTCAGCCAGTTCACCATAACCTCCCATATACTCGTTACTAATAGCTCGGCTTCGCATACCAGCTTCTGCTGCTGTAATCTGCCCTGTAGAAAGAGCGCTATTAATCTCAGAAAGTTTACGAGAGTAGGAATTAATGATATTAGATTCTTGCTTTCCAGCTTCTTCTTTCTCTTTAATACCTAGTCCTTTGGCAAAGATATTTAGTCCTTCCCCTACTGTCTTCATCCAGCCTGTATCATCTACCTGAACAGGAGAGACAGGAGAGCTACCTGCCCCTTGTGGGGATGATAGCTCCGTTGCTTTAATTCCAAACTCTGCCAATTTATTCACCTTGTCTTAGTTTTTCAATATCTTCAATTCGCTGAATGAGCTGTTGCTTCTGCTCCTCAGTTGCTGAAGATAAACGAATAGAGTCTTTAATACTATCTCCTGTAGGAAGTCCACTTGCTTTCATAACAGAATACAACAGACCATCATTAGGGTTACGCATTCGCAGAGTAAGCTGTTTCTGGAAAATAGCTTGTGCTTCTGGATCAAGTTTATACTTAGACAGTGCATACGCTGTAGTACGTTTCAATGTTTCAATTGTACGCTCATCTACATTACCACCCTCTAGCCTCTTAGTTACGTGATCTAAGATAAACTTAACATCATTAGTAACTTCGTCCGTATGCTCTTTAATGTTTTTACGAGCTTTACGAGAAGCAAGGAACAAATCCCTACGTGTAGCATCAGTAAACCCAAAAGCCTCTAGAACAGCCTCTGCACGATTAGTGGATGTATCAATTTCTTGACCGTACTTATCATATCGTTCACCTGTCTTAAGAGCCAAATAGGACTTCATCCCGTTAGAGAATCCAGAAGAGATACTCAGAAGCTCTGTAACAACGCTTTGGAATTGCTCAGGAGTTTCTTCAATATCTTCCTGCATACCAAAGAAACGAAGAGTGCTTTGAACAAACTTAGATACTTTCCCGTCTGGGGCATATAACTGACCTGCTGGACTATTAGAGATAATACCAAGCGTCCCTTCTTCAAGAACAGCTTTAAACATCTCTCCCCAACCTGTCATATCATAAGGAGCCAACGAAGTAAAGTCAATGTTAGTGTCTTCATCCCTTGACATGTTACGAAACATCTGATTAAGAATCAAACTCTCCATGCCATAGACAATAGCTTCTCGTGTTTCCTTGTCTTCAGGTAGAATATCTCCACCAAGAAGTTCACTAACCAGTAACGTAGGTGGTCCCCAGAACACTAAGTCTCCAGCAAGAAGCTGCATACGTTGTTTAAAAGGAATCCTATTGTTTGTTAGCTGAAGAAGTGCCTTATGTGGAACTTGCATAAACTGCATAACCAGTCCAGCGAAGTTTTGGTTATAAGGCATGTCACCAGCAAAGTTCATGTCATAACTTAAAGCACGGGCTTCTGCATGGGCCTCTTCTCGTACAACCTTATTAGACAAATCCTTGCCAGCTCTTTTATACCTGTCGTAAACAGAAGCCATATGACCAACCATATTAGCATGTTCACCCGTATCAAAGCCAATCCTACGAGGTACGTTAAGGGCTTTACCTACTGCTTTAACAACTTTGTTACTATTGTCAGCAGCGTCTGTAAGACTTCCTCGTACCAAGTTCTGCTTATCAATGGCTGAAGCTACACCACTTTCATCTACAAATTTAAAGAAATCAGTTTTTCTTCCAATATCCAACAAGCCAGCAACATACTCCATACTATATTTAGTAGTTGATCCACTAAGAGCCCCTACAGGATTATAGAACCAAGTACGAACAACTTGATGTGGTTGTACGATTAGCTGACGAAGGAAGTTAGTTCCAATGTATGCGTGGAATACACCGTTCTTACCTAATCCCATTGGATTGATAGAAGAGAGGTATTCAGCACCTCGTTCAACAGCAGCAGCTCCTTTAATATTATGCTTAGCACCTAAGGAACCTACAGCCCCTGAAAAAGTGTGCATCATTGCTTTAAAGAAGTTGTCAACACTGTTAATATATCCATTCTCTAAGTAACGAATAAACTCAAAGGTAGTACGAGCATCTGCTACAGCTTTGGTAAATTGCATACCCTTAGCACCAATCTCGTCAACAGATGCTGGAAAATGTTTAATACCTTCCTTAGCTGTTAAGAAATCACCATATTGACTTACAAACCTAGCCTTAGCTGTTTCAAGCATAGGACGATTAACTGTACGCCCTGCAATACTCTTAGCTGCATGAATAGCAGAAGATACAGGATCAACAATGTAAGAGCCATCACCAAGATGATTCATACCTGACCCATCTTCTAGAAGCTTCCCACGATGTCTTTGAGCAATACGACCTTTAGCTGAGTTAACATCAAACCAATCATCCGATCCGGTACGAAGAGCACGATCATCAGCCCTAACTTCATATCGTTCACCGTTAAGTGCATTAGTAGACATACGAGAAGCAAATCGCTGTGCTTCAGGAGTATCCCCTGCTACAGCAATAGCTCTACGAATCTCTTTACCACTCTTATCAACACTAATTTCATCTACGAACCGTGGAGCTGAGTATTGAATATTGTAATAACCTTCTCGATAGTTCAGAGCCATGTCATGGTCTCTAATCTCTTTCAAGTAGGAATTAGCATTATTCTTGACAGCAATGTATTCTACAGTTTCTCCATTAAACTCTGAAGGACGACGAAGCTTAGCTACAGTACCTCCGTTGTCATATAGATCATCCATCCCTTGTTTCGTCAAGGACAACACCATATCTGTCTCAGGATCATAAACAAAGTTGTTACTCATGTTCTTAGCTACAGGACGAGCAAAGACAGAAGCGTTAGGGGTATCTAGTTTTTGATATTTCTGTACACGTAATGTACGTACCAAATCAAGATTCTCTAGATAGTAATGACCATCCCAGAATTCTCTCCAAGAAACAAGAGCATCAATCTGTTTGTTATTAAACCCACGAGCTGCTAGGTCTACAACATCAAGAGCCCATTCGTTCTTATTAGCTTCAAGGATATACTTGTCTACAGCACCCTTCTCGACGTTATCAAGACGACTATACTTATCAGAGTACTTACTCGCTTCTTCAAGCAAATACTGTTCGAGTTTAGAACCCCTATCTGTAGCTGTTGAAGCAGCTCCTGTCAAACGCTTATCAAGCATTGAAGCAGCATCCATGATGTGCCTCTGTAAGCTACCTGCTGTACCACTAATTGACTGTGAAATTCTATCAAAGAAGTTAAACCGTACACCAAACTTATCAAAGTTAGTAATGTCAGTAGGATCAATTTCGTGAGAAGTCTCTACTTTAACGTAATAACTTCCGGGAGTATTCCCTTCTTCAATACTAACAGGTACGTAGTCTCGTCCTTCTCGTTTCATCAAGACAAGCTCGTTATCCGTAAGATTCATATGACGAAGAGCTGCTTTAGCTTGATTAATAGCATCTACGCCATTAGCAAACGCTCCTTCAGGCAATCCATACATTGCTCCAATCTTAATACGTCCACCATCCTCAGTAAAGCTGCTCATAGATGGCTCAAGCGTAATACCTTCAGCATCTTCAAACTTACGTACAACGTGTGCCCTAGCAGCTACTCGTTCAGCATCAGTAATATCAACACGACCAGTAGACCAGATGTAGTCTTTAATCTTCTCTGGAATCATGTCCTTGATACGAAGGTTACGCTGAATGTCTGTAGGCTGTGCTACAACACGCCCAGTTTCCGTAACAGCTTGTGGGTAGACATCGTTAACAATAGCTTGTTCACGCTTAACACCTGTTAGAGCTTGAGAAATTTCGTCTGAATCTGATTTGACAATAGTTTCAAACAACTCCCTTGCTTTCTCAGGATTAACTTGTTTAGCTGTAGCGTGAGGAGATACAGGGTGTTCAATACGAACAACCCCATTCACCTCTAGACGTTTTATAATATCTGCAATAGGAGTAAGACGACTAGGAACAGTTATCTGTTTACGAAGAACTTCCAAATCCTTATCAATGTCTGCAATCTTCTGATTGGCTTTAGCTGCAAGCTTATTACCTTCCAATTGATTGTCAATACGTTGGAGAGAGGCTTCTACATCAGCATTAGCTTCTTCGGCTTGCTTAACAGCCCTCTTTTTAGCTTCTTTAGAAGTGATTTTAAGAGAACTTTGAATGTCTTTAGCGAGAGCGTTAGTATCTGTAATACGACGAAGTTTAATAGCCTTACGTTCAGTTTCTAGATTACGAACATCTCCGGGTTCAAGTGCTTTGCCGAGGTCTTCCATAAGAGTTGCTCGTTCAGCTTCAAGCTTACTTACAGATTTTGCATTATATCCGCTTACGTCAGAGACAACCTCTTCTGCTGTCTTCTCACGAATAGTGTATTTAAAATCTATAGGGGAAACAACTTCTTGAGCAGCTTCAGCTACAACCCCTTCAGAGGTCGTAGGAGCTGTTTTTCCAGCAGGAGGTACACTAGTACCAGTAGATGTCTTAGAAGCTGCTACAGCCCCTTTAGAGCCCTTTGTGAAGCCTCGTACAGAAGCCCCAAGCCCAATAACATCAAGCAACACAGAAGTGTTGTCAATAAACTCTTCTGTACTAGAATAACCACCTTCACTAAAAATCTGTACAGCCTTTTCGTATTCTGCAAACTGATTCTTACCAGCAAATACGAAGTCAGGGTTACCAGAGATAGTGTTAATGATTGATTGAGCAAACGCTACACGTTCCTGTGGAGGAAGATTTTCTAACCCTTTACGTACATTTGCAATTTCAGTTCCAGGGAGAAAGAAGCTCTTCACTCGTTTCCACAGAGAAGCGTTCTGTTCCAATTCACCGGATAGGGTTGACACAGCCATGCTGTTACCAAAAGGAGCAACCCAAAGTTCTGCCATATCCAGAACAGCTCCGGGAGTAGAGCTATCTAAACTAGCAGCGTGAGAATTAACAAGCCCTTGAATAGTTTGATTAGCTTTATAAATCTCACCAATAGCATCAGCCATACTTACACGAGCATTTTCGTTCTCAGGAGACTCTCCTTTACTAGGTTGAACAAGAAGCTCGTTAGCAAGTCCAGAAGTAGGGTCTGTTTTAACAGGTCCTAGTTTCATTGCTTGAATAATTTGTTGCTTCTGTTCAAATCCTACAGAAGGGTCACCTAACATTTTTAGATAGGTTGCTCTATCTTCAGCACTAATCTTCTCACTGAGTTGGCTTTCCTGATGATTGGTATAGTCAAACGATCCACTCATACCTTCTGACATCATCAGTTGAAATTTATCCACAGCCTCTGTTGAGTCGTTAGAGAAAAGAGAGAGGGTTGATGCTCTATTGCGAACAGCAGCCAAAGGAAGTTGAAGGGAATAGTCAGGTTTACTAACCAACTCACTCAAATCCAAAGGAGCTGTTTCAGCACCCATCAGGTTTTCCAGTTCATTCATATTTATCTTTGTAGACGTTTCTATTTTGCTCTTGCGTCAAATACACTTCCAGTTGTACTAGGGCTTGTACTAAAAATACTCCCAGCTACAGGTGCTGCTGCATTAACTAGTTGACCAAACATTGCAGCTTGTTGGCCAGCCAACTGAGCATTAGCAGCATCTTGAGAAAATACACTTACCCGTTGACCAGATTGAATCATGCTTTGGTTTGCACCAACATTCACTCCAAGCTGTGTATTCATACTACCAAGTGCTCCTGCTTCACCAGAACTGCCTACAGTACCTGATGCTTCAGATGTAGCTAATACACGTGCTCGTTTAATACGTTCTTCACGAATCTGTTGCCTACGTTCAGCCATTTGTTTAGCTTTATTACTAGCAATGTCTTCATTACGTATTTTAGTTTGAGCTTCATTCTGCTTACTTGCTTGTTTCTTTTGCTCTTGTGCAGAATAGACAGTAGCTGTAAGAGCAACTGCTGCAATAATTGTTGAGATTGCCGCCATTATAATTTCTTTCTAAAACCTAATTCTTCAAAACTAAAACCTCGTTTCTCTAGTGTATCAATGTTAACATCACCAGCAGCGAGTAAAGAGAGAGTAAGTTCATTAGAAACCTCTTTAGCCCTCTCTTCTAACCTCTTCAAGAGAAGATATCCTGCCCTTGTGCTTCTTGCTTCAGGGAGGATATACCAAAATATTTCAGCAAGGGTTGTTATTTCTGGATTGAACATGTTTGGTACTAACAACGCACCTATCGCCCCAACAGGTTTTTCATTCAAGAATACAACAAAAGCTGTTTCACTTTCCATGCCCCTCTTAGCTAGGGAATAGAGATTAGGAATACAAATAAGCTCAGGTCTACAGAGTTCATTTGTTAACATGTTTACAGCGGCTATTTCTACAAACCACTGTAGACTAGTATTATCAACTAATTTAACTTCGTATTTACGAGATTGTGTTTCCATTTATACTTAAGTTCCATCCAATGATTTTACAATCTTTAGAAGGTTCAGATTCCATATAGATAGAAAGAGCCCTTCCTCGTCCCCGTAGTTTACTACGAGTAGTGACAACAGAATATCCATTATCAAATGCACCTACACCAGAAGGTACAATGTGTCTACGATAACGATAGGCTTGGAACAAAGGACTAATCTTACCCGAAACAGAGCTTGAAGCAAAATCCCAACTTGTGCGAACAAGGCATCCAGATTGATTCATTAGATTATAATCTACACCTACTTCGTCTTCTGTTCTTTCCATGTGCATAACCAACAAAGGTGTTTGCTTATGAATAGAAGAATCACCTGCTGTAATTGAGCCTGTTGTGAGATATGCTTTAGCATCTACACCTGTTCCATTTAGATCTTTCCAGTCTTTAAAAGAAGAATCTTTATACCAACCTATGGCAAGTTTAACTTCTCCCGCTTCTGTTACAGTTGCAAGATATTTGACTGTCTGTAAGCTATTAGAGACTTCTTGTACGTTAATAAAGACTTGATCTGTTTCTGAATATACTTGATCTGTTCCAACTAACACTTGATCATCTACATCTTCAGCATTAAAAGGTGAGCTGTTGAAAATAAAAGCAATAGATGTATTGTTTAGGTTCTCTATTGTATTTACATAGTAAGCACCTAAATCAAGACTAAAAACTAATTCTTTAGTTGAACTTGTTTCTGGATAAATCCAACGTAAGTTTTTAGAAACTTTATCATACACTCCTTTAGTAACACCTTTATCTAAACTAGGTATTTCTCTATAATACGTTCCAATAGATACATCTGAAATGTTTTGGTGTCCTAGATCACCAACTTCACTTTTACCAATAGCATAAATTCCATCTGCTGCCCAGTAATATGCTTTTGATCCATCTGTGATAGCTGAGTCTGCACTAACAATACCAAAATCAGAAATCTTATCTACTTTGTAATTCGTAGCAGTGAATCCATAATCAGAACCCCCTTGCACTGCCCATACACCATTGTCAGCAAATACAATTAAGTTCGCTCCTTGTGGAATTAGCTTACGAATAGTAGAGCATCCTGCAATACGAATTAAACCACCATCAGTATCAACAATATCACTAGCATCTCTAGATGTAGGATCACCTTCTTGGTAGCATTTACCAAAGTCATCTTTATTACGAATCAATCTACTGAATGCAACATAAGAAGATAGATCAGGACTTCTAGCATCTCCCTGAGATGTAGGACCAAACCCTGCATAACAAATACGTCCAGCATACTCACTTACAACAGAAGAACCTTTAGAGGTATAATCAATCGGAGCTGCAAAAGTTGTCAAGAGCATGGAAGAATATTTACTATAATTAGCTTCAACTGCTAATTGTCTGGTCTCGCCTCTTTTCAAGAGATCAATAATAAAAGACCCACGAGAAGTAGAGGAAGTAGTTCCCGTATTCTCTCTAAATGCATCTAATGTAAAGACCTCTTCAGGAGTTGATCCGTTAGGTATTGTAATAATACCTGACCATACTGTATCAGAGTCAGAGGGATATTTAGATAAACCAGATGTAAATACAAAGTCAGAAGCATCTTTAAACGTTCCTCCTGTAACTTTACGTTCTACATTCCATCCTTGATTGTATAAATTATATATGTGATTTATACTATATGCAAGAGGGCGAAGTAAAGGATCGTTATCTGTTTCTGGATCAGATACACCCCAAATATCTCTTGTCTTTAGTGAAAAGGAAGAGATGGAAAAAGAGAGAGTTACCATATCATATTCTACGAGATAGACAACATAATCACCTGTAGCAATTACTAGTTTTCCATCAACAGAAGCATATGAGCTTTTGTTTAGCTTCTTGTTCCCAGCTGTAAAAGAGACACTCCCGAGGAATCCATCTAAAGAGACAACACCACTATTCAAGTTATAGAACTTAATTACATCACGTGCTTGGATTACAAGATACTTTTCACCAGATTGACCAGCTGGGTCTTCCCATACATAAGATGAAAGGAATCCATTATCAAGTTGATCTTGTGTCAAACCTGTTGTAATGTACTCAAATTCATTTTCAAAACCAAACCCAGGACGCCTATTAAGAGAGCCATCCCTATTCAGTTGAAAATTATTAATGTCACTTGCAGCTTGTTCAGGGAAATTAAGTACGCTTGCTTCAGTAACAAGACCTTTTACGAAGCTATTAAACTCCCCTCTTGAGGGTTTTTTTGTCATTTACAGGTTCCTCTTTGGGAATATCTACATACAAATCAATTACATTATTAGCAATAGTTCGAGTATTAAACAACCCTTCCATCACTTTAGGAATCTTACCACCACGTCCTTCTGTAGAAATAACATAACAGCTAGGACAAAGAGGATGAGGGGTCACGTAATAACCTTTGTGTTCAAATCTCATTTACGCCCCTTGCGACCATAATCTTGATACCTTACACCACCATTCAGTTCCCAAGCTTTACGAGAGAGCCAACGATTCTGCCTTCCTGCTTTCTGTTCAGCTTTTTGATTAGCCATTTGCTTAAGCGTCAAAAATGCTGTGCTCTTAGCTTCTTCAATAAGAGCTGAAAAAGCTTCTGCTGGAAGATCAGGAACAAAGTCGTCTAAGTGACTCCACGAAGGGAACATGAAGGCAAGAGCTTGTGTTTTAGATTTCTTCAGTGTATCATCTACTTCGTTGTCGTAACTGTCTGTGACAATATGCTTGTCATCAAAAGATGTCCAGTACTGAGGAGCATGATCATTATAAATCAAAAGAGTTGATCCACTAAAATCTACTACCTGTTGTACATTATCACCTGTACGCCTAGAAACAATGTTCAAGAACTCATCTGGATATTTAAATTTAATATCTTCAAACAAAGGAAGAATGTCACCAAGTTCTTGTACATCATACTTAAAGAACACCATCTCTTTAAGTAGGTCAGGGGCTTTTAAATAATTAGGCTTGTCTACATCACTGAGAGAATCAAGTTGAATCAGTTTGCGAAGATGGGGCCAATTACGATTACTCATCATCTCTTCGTAACAAGAACGAACAATCTGAGCTACTTGAGCAGATTCTATAGTATCAGTAATACTGTTTACTTGATCTGCATCCATTTCGTTAAGGATGTAGTCTACGATTTCAAATAGGGTTTTCTTCATCTCAACCCTCGTAATATGTTCGCTGAATCATATATCCAATGTCATACACTGTAACGTTGGTGTCAGGTGTAAACTGAATCCTAATAGGTTGATTGGTATTTAATGCCCCTGTGTAAAACATAAATGTAAGACACATATCGTTTATATATCCTCCACCTTTAAGGAACATATCTTGTGTATCAAACGCAAGAGGAACTGCACCTCCTTCAAGAGACACTTTAACTACGTAAGGAGTTCCGGCTCCAGCTGCCGCTGTAATCTTAGCATTAATACGTAGAACGTAGGAAGAATAAAGAGAGTTAGGTGTGAAGTACGTACCTGTGTAAACAATTCCTAATGGACGAGTAATATCAGTAAGAGGGTGAAGACCGTTGTTAGGAAGTGCTGTCTTTACTCCTGAAGCAATTGCAAGAGGTGCTCCTGATACATACTGAGTATCTTTACGATGGTGCCAACCAAATTTATTATCAGTGTATACAGAATAGTCTACATCAGCCTCTGTAAGCTTTCTCCAATCTCCTGACCCAATACCATCAGCTACATAAAGAGAGCGGTTTACTGCGCTAACAATGCCTTTTGGTTCATGGATTTCTGCATCTGGAATGTCAACATGTTGAATTGCCATGGTTATCCTTTGTACAAAAAAGAAAAGGGGACAAGCTAAAAGCAAGTCCCCTTCTATTATTTATTAAGCCTTAGTCTTGGTGAAGAAGTCCATCACCAGCGTAGCTTTACCAGAGGTAGCTGCTACAGTACCAGTGATTGCTTTAGTAATCTTCTCAGAAGCCGTAGTACCAGTGGAAGAAGCCGTAGCCCAAGTACCAATAGCAAGAGAGCTAACCAACGAAGTACCAACTGCTTCCAGCTTGGCTTCAGTCAACACAACACCATTAGTGCCGGGGACAGTGCCACCAATTGCCACAGTGCCAGCTGCCGAGACAACAAACACTTCATCTACATCCAACATTGCAGATTGAAGCAATGCACCCTTAGGAACATAAACAGGAGGAACAAACCCGCTGTTCAACATTTCACCAGTCAAGTCAACGACAACACGGAAAGTGCTGCCATCGCCTGTTTCCTTGCCGTATGCACCACCAGTAGAACGAGCGCCATACTGATTATACACACCAAGGCCCGTACCATTTTCGTAAGCCATTTATAATTCCTTAATTAGATTTTGGTTGCAGAAGTGATGAGAACACCAAGGGTGTCAACACGTTGCGTACCAAAGCCCCAACGAGCAGAAGTCACAAATTCATCACGACGAAGGTCTTTATTACGTTCACCTTCAACCTTAGGCATACGACGCCATGCGGCCATCACAGGCTTGTTGTTGTCATCAGCAACGCTCATAAACACGTTAGCAACAGCACCAGTAACAGAGGTCGTACCATCAGAGAAAGTACCCTTGTCAAGACGGTTAGAGGTCAAGATGTTCCAGCCATACAGGTTCATCAAGAAGGTGTGATCACGATCAAAACCGTTCTCAAGAATCTTCTGACCAAACGGAGTGACATCACGACTGATAGAAACCAAACCGTCCATCGTAGCACCAACCACAGGATCAACGATAGCAACACGACCAGCCATAGGGACATTAGCCTTGTCAAAAGCAAGCTTCATTTGGATGAAGTGAGCAGTCGTTGCTGTGTTCTCACTACCAACGGTAGCAACAGCAGAAGCGATACGGTGAGCAAAACCATTAACCAAGTTTGCATTAGCATTAACTTGAGAGGTGTTACACTTCTTCAAGAAACGAGTTTCAAACACTTCTTGGATAGCACGAGTAGACTCACTAGAGCGAGCAGACATCAGAGCTTCCACTTGAGCACCATCTTCACGAAGCTCGTCAGTAACATACCAAGCATCACCAACATAGTCAGTAATAGTCAGAGTCACTTCACCAGATTCGATAGGAGAGTATGCGAACGGTACTTCTTCAGCACCATCCTGAATGGTTACAGAACCAACAGTTTTGATGTGAAGGGTGCTACCAGAACCGAAGTCGGTAACGTTACGATACATAACACCAGGGAGCATACCATCATGCAGATTACGCAAGATGAATGCCGAGTATTGTTCCGCTTCAATGAAAGCGGTACTATTAGCGCGATTTTGAGCCACTATTATTCCTTATTTTCCAAAATATTTAAAGTAATTTGATGGCTTTGTTAAGTCATCAATAGACATTCCTTGTTGTCCCATCTCTTCAATCATTTTACGAGAGGCTTCCGCTTCCCTCATGATGTCTTGATGAGTTGCTCCAACTTCAAGTTTTGTTGCGTTTCGGCTAATGAATGTCTGTCTGTTAGGTTCCAAAGCAGAAGTATTAATCGAGCTAGTTTGAACATTAGGAGACGCTGAAGTAACAGCAGTAATACCTAGAAGTTTCAAAGTAGCAGCAGGAGTACGTGCAGCTAGTGCATTAATCTCTGCTTGATTCATACCAAGCTCAGCAGCTTTAGCGTAAAAGACTTCTTCAGCCTTATCCCCAAAGTGCTTTTTGACACTGTTCACAACACTTTCCAAGTTAGCTTTAGCTACTGTTTGTTGTTGATTACGTGTCATCGTTTGTTCAACGAGTTTAGCAACTTGCTCTTCCGTAAACCCTTGTTGTGCTGTTGGTGTAACAGTTTGGGATTGACTAGGTTGAGTGAGCCTCTCTACGACTTTCTCAAGTTCAGAAACCTTAACAGCCACTGGACGCAATGTATTCAATTCTTCATCCACTTGCCTTTTTTCTGTCAGCAGTGTTTGGATGTGATTTTGAGCGTGAAGTAAGCCGTTTAAAGCATCTTGAACCGATTTGTACTTCGGCTCCCCTCGTTCGTTCTTAATCTGTCCTAGAAGGTCATTCAGAGGATCAGGTGACGATTGAGTTTGACTAGTGCTATTAGTCGTGTTTGACTGCTGTTCAGTCGATTGTTCTTTATTAAAGATTGAGGTCTGGTCAGACACTAATGTTTCTTTCTAATTGTGTTAAGTATACTAGTATTTATTCTTACTCACTCTTTCACTTCGTTCATTCGGGAGTAAGTATACTTGTAAGTGACTACTTATACCGAGATTTTAATCACTTATCGACATCTTTTTCGTCAAATAGTGACATAACCTCTCGTAAAGCTCTTTCGTACCCTACTGCGTCAGCTTGTTGGTACGCCCACGAAGGGGATAAATACGTATCTTTTGATAAAGAAGAGGCTCTTGTAGCCCCTATCTTGCCGTCGAGAATTTTAATTAAGCGTGCTCGAAGAGCGGGAGAAGCTCTAAAATCTTGTATGATTTCTTGCTTCTCCTTATCCTTGAGTCCAGATGTCCAGACTGTTTTCATTTAAGGTTGTACAGGGATAGATTGTTCAACTTGAAGGTCTTCACTAGCTTGATTACCAAGTCTAGCTGTTTCTTGTTGCTCTGTGATAGCTACGTTAGGACGAATAAGTTGATGACGATTGAGATTCAATACGTCCTCTACCAATGTCGCCAGACGTTTAGAACTAACGTGAGGAGCAATCTGTTGCCAGATAGGTGTATTAGAAATAGATGTCAGATTTTGTACAAGCTGAGATTGAGCAGCAAAGTGCCTAGCACCAATAGGGCGAAGGATACCAGATGCTGTGATGTCATCTTTCGTAATCTCCATGAACTGAGTTACACCCAAGTCATTATCAATTACTTTAACCCAGTCTGTCATATCCATGTTTCGTTTAGCAGCTTCCAACATAGCATTGAGAGAGGGCTCTAGAAGTTCTGTTTCAAACGTACTAACCTTCTCTTGGAAGATACGACCAGCAGCATTGTTAAGCTGTTGTACTTCAAATGCTGTCTTCTCACCTGCTGAACGAATACCCATAGCCTCTCGTGGAGCTCCAGCGTATTGTTCCATTCGCATCTCAAGCTTGTCAATACCATTCTCAGCAGTAATAACCCATTGGGCATTCTTACCAAGCTCTGTTACTGAACCATTCTCGTCAATGTGGATTTCCTTACCCGGAGCATATTCAAACTCTTCTACCTCACCTGCAATAACGAGAGGAGGAAGAACAGCCAAATCCATTGCATCTGCTTTAAGATTCTCTAGATGGTCAATCCGATATTGCATACCAACCAAGTTATCCAATGGACCCATAGCCCACAAGTTATCCGGGCGTTTACGCCATCCAACGTGGTAGATGGGGGCATGGCCTATCCACGTGTCCAACGGACGCTTGTCGGCCACATACATGCGGTCTACGACTGTTACTACTTGATTATCTTCTAGCTTACCTGTCTCATTGTCAAACAAGTCACCATAGAATGTAAGAAGTTCTACATATCCGCTTTGAAGATAGTCATTAAAGTTACCAAACCCGTCTACTTGTAAACCTTCTGCTTTGTCGTTATCTTCAATACCATAAGCGTTTGCATACTGCATAACCTTATTTCGTTTAATGAAAACTTCTTCAAAGAATCCATATTGACCAGGGTTGTCCTTAGCCATACGAATAAGTTCACCAATAGGTTTGATAGAACGAATAATCTTATAACTTTCTCGAAAAGAATTAGCTAAAGGATTAAACACAATATCTAAAGGACTGATACGATGGATACGAGGACCAACATAGTTAGTTGTCTTATTCCCTTTACCATCATCAGCATATGAGCTTTGAAAGCCTACTGTAGCAAATGCGTTACCGTAGTCGATGTAATCGTACAACAACTGGCTCAGTTCCATCTTAAAATGGCTCTCACGCGCTTTGTTTGACATGTAGGCTACTATTGCCTCAGTTTTACCTTTAGCAGCGTCATCGCGCGTATAAGCCTCCCACCTTAGCCATTCATCATTTGGAAAAAGAGCAGAGATGTAATTGGAATGAAGATTGTCTCTGATCTGACAAAGCTTAGGCAGAGTTGTACTGTTCTTCCAAGGAAGCGATTTGTTAGTGGTAGTTGTTGTATCTGTAGCAAAGACATAATTACGAAGTTCTTTCCAAAGAGCAATCTTCTCATGTCGTTGAGAGTTGTGACGATGCCACTCAAATGCAACATATTTAGCAAGGTCTTCTCTAACTGACGCGAGCTGTAGGGGTTTATTAGCCATTTATTTCCTCTTAGGCATATCTAATTCCACCAAATCGTGGATGATATAAAACATTTCTTTCTTCTTTAAATTCATCTCGTCTAGACCTTTTAGGTTTAACTGCAATTTCTACAGCACATGCAAGAGCGTCTTTAATGTCATCATGAGCAGGACGAGCCAAGACCAGTTCTTCTTCGAGCATATCAATGTAACCACCCTTAAAGTGCCAAATAGATAGATTATCGTACCTATGTTCCAAAGCAGAAGAGATACGTTCCTCTTTAGTTCCCTCATTACGTGTAGGACGGTGTTCATCAATAGACAGTTGCAATCCCTCTGAACGAAGGGTATCTTTTAAATCTCTGACAATAATAGCTTGTGCAACTGTTACTTCAGCTCTTAGTTTCTTAAACTCCCATTTAGAATGTAGGTCTGCAATATGTCTGAAGTATTCAGAGATTTTATCACTCTTGAATACATCAATATCTAACACATAGATATAACCTTCTTCGTCAATACCAATAACTACAATAGCTGTATTATCTGATTTCTTAGATAAACTAAAAGCAAAGTCAATAGCAGCATAGACATTTAGTTTCTTACTCTTGTAATAGTAATGACCATACTGTTGCTTTAGAAATTTCTTATCATAGTATTGAAACTTATCTCTACTAATACGATTAGAACCGGGATCATTTGGATCATTATAATACTGAGCATAGAACTGAATCCTATCTTCATATTGAGCCCTAATCTTAGCTAGTGTCTGGTTATTAAATCCAAAAGACTTACCATCTAAAGGCCTAACTGTACGAGGCCAGATAAAGATTCCATCATGCTCTACAGCATATTCTTTAATCTCCCATACGTTCATCCTATCTACAATTTCTTCGTTCTCATCATAAATATCAAACTCTTGTTTCTTCCAGTCTGCATAAATATCAGAAGGATGGTAACGAGTTCCGCAAGCCATTGTAAAACCGCCTGCATTAAGAATAGAAGTAAACTGAGAAGCTTTCTTAGATACGCTTAAACGACCGTCTTCTGTATATGCATTTTCAGGGACAACTAAGTCATCTGGAATAAGAATATCAGCGTGCCATCCTGTCGTATTAGTTGTCAAACCTGCTGTAGAAATAGTGGCATCTCGAATGCCTTCTTTACGGCGTTTAACATGATCAATAGAGATTGATGTTTGGCTCCACTTTTCTCGTTTACCTTCTTGTGGATTAATGTATTCAGGAAAGTAACGAGTAAATACCTGACTTTCTAGAATATTCTTAATAGCAAACAACTGAGTCTCAGCAAGACCTGAAGTAGCTGAAACGTATAAAATAGTTACTTCAGGATGCCTAGCAATAATCCAAGTTGCCCATGTAGCCACCATATGGCTCTTTAAATGGGCTCGTGGGAGCATAATAAGCTTATTTGTTATGTTGATGGCACCTTGCCCATAAAGAGTGTAGGACTCCATCCATTTGTAAATATCCTTATGAACATCTCCATAGAGATACCCAGGATTAACTAAACGAGCAAAGAAGAAGAGATCATTAAGCGCAGTTTCCCTAATCTCTTTAGCCTCTTGTGGCATTCTTTCAAGTTTTAGTTTAGCTTCCTTACGCCAGATTTCATCATCTTGTGCCATTCATCAGCCTTGTTTTTGAAACATTCTAATTACATCACTATTATATTCTTCACCAATAGCTGATTGTATTTTCTTTTCTCGTTCTAACTCGGCTTTAGTAGGCCGTCCAGCTCCTCGTGTACTCCATCCACGATCAGCAACCCATTTAGCAGCTTGAAAGTTTCCTGTCTTAGCTGCTGTAATAGCATCACCAATTGCTTTAGAACGAAGAGCTACTTCTAATTCCTCTCGCCATTCGTCAATATGTTTACGAATAGCTTGGTTTTCACACATCCTCTGCCAATGTCTCCAGCCAAGGAGATATTCCTTGGCAAAGAGATACTCAGTAGGATCAGCAGTTTCTAGATATAGTTTCTTTAACGAAGGATATACTTTATTGTTGTAAGTATAATCTTCATCCTTCAACGTGTACAGTGATCCTTCCGTATAACCTAACTCTAGAAAAAGAGACTGGGTACGAAATTTACCCATACTATCTAGCATAAGTTCTTGTTTATTCATGTTTTTAGTTTATAAAAACAATCTACTACTCTTAATTAAAATTAAATAGAAGATATGTAAATTATTTATCATTTAGATAGGATATACCCCAGAAACTGTAATAATATTAGCAGAGGCTCCTGTACTTAAACTTCCAATAGGAACTGCCGAGTCATTATCTCCCACTGCTACCCGATAGAAGAGTTCTATATCAGCAGTTCCCTGCACTACCCTGGCAAACATAGGTCTACTGCCGCCAAACGTCAAAGAGTTTGCAACAGAGCACGCAGCGTTGAGCGGGAAAGATAACCCCGATTTCGCTGTAATCGGTAAACCGGTTATTCTGACGTTTCCCGTCGCGCCCGTCTTATCCATTGCGTCGGTTTGCATAGATAGCGTAAAAAACACAGCATCCCCCACCCTTGAATAATATCCTCCGGTTGAACTTGGATACGTAGCGGAGACAATATTTACTCCGGTAGTTTTGTACGTAGGCGTAAAAGTTCCTGTAGGAGAAGCTGTTCCAGAAGTCTGAGGAGAAACGCCACCAAAAGAATTATTTGTTACTTTTGCAGTAGCAATAGAGCAGCTTATCCCCGCTACGGACGTGTAAGGTTGGTAATTTGTAAAAGCGTTATCTGAGACATTTACTGCATCACCAATAGACCCGAGTGCACAGAGCGTTATTGAATTTGCTCCTGCTACGAATATATTTCCAGTGATTACTACACCTGCTAGATCAGAAGAAGTTGAAGGGCTAGCAAGTAAATTCCCTAGTTTACCTCTTGCAATGGTGCATCCAGTAATAGACAAATCAGCAACTTTAATAAGTTTGATGCAATACTGCGTAGCAGAAATGATATGGCATCCAGTGATTGCAACGCTTGAGGGGCGCGTACTTGAGGAGCCAATCTCAAGGCAATTCCCAGATCCACGACTTCCAGTCGTAAACGATGAATTGGCAATGCTAGTACCGGCAGCTAAAACTACGCAGCCGGTATTGCATACGTCTGCTGAAATTTGGTTGTATTTTCCTGCAGAATTTTGCCGCAGTAAAAAGCCGATATCAAATCCAACAGCAGAGCAGTTATCATATTGCGTGGCATCATTTGTAAACCCACTCTCCCCAACGATAAATCCTGTTCCATTTGCCAGCGTCCATTCCCATATATTTCCAGCCACCCATTCACCAACCGGCATGAAGTGGACATTGCTGAACCTACTAATATCCCCGGAATACTTTTGGAAAAGGCCAATGTTCACAACCCGCCCAAAGATATTATCTACCTTTGTACGACCGCCGTAAACAAACAGAAAATTGTAGGCATTCCAAACTGTTATTCCATCAAGAACACTGTCAATAGATTGTGCACCAGCGTTCAATCCGATTTTGATAGTGTAATCACTAACAACAGGAGCCATTGAGCCTGTGGCGTAGTTAGGGTAGCTGATGCCTATATTCTTTATAGCACTGGCATCCCGCAGAACGAATACCGTAGCGGTGGTATCTGCAATAATTACAGACCCAAATCCATAATTGACGTATCCACCAACAGGATGATTTCCATGAAGTGTTCGCCCATTTGGAAATGTGATTGTGCTTGTTACACGATAATTACCTGTTGGTAAAAATACAGAAACACTTGCGTTTAAAGCAGCTTGAATCGCAGCAGTATCATCAGCAACACCATCACCCACTGCACCAAATCGTTTAACACTAACTGCTAAATCATTTAGTTCCTCTTCTACTGTACGATTAATTGCTCCCGTTTCTGGTGACAGATAACCCACTAAAGATGCACCAGATGTATCAGCAAGTTCTGAGCGAATAAAAGGATCAATTTCAGCAGCATCAATTACATCAATTAAACTAAGCAGTTGGTTAAGTGGGACAGCTTCTCCACTGTGTACTGCATTCCCTAGATTAATAATCTTATTACCATCCATATCAAGAGTACGCTCCATAGGAGATACTTCATCCCGATATACAACTTTCTCTTTTAACTCTGTTTCAATCTTTTGGAAATTATCATTAAGTACAGAAAGATTATATCCACTAATCGTATCTGAGAGTTCTAACTTTGCCATTTATTTAACCTTTGTTTCGAATTTAGTAATTACTGCTTTAGCAAAATCACCCATATGGGGTGCTGCAAAATAGAAAGCGAGAATTAACATAACAGCAGAAGACATAGCTTCTGCACTATCCATTTGTACTTTAGCAAGTTGATTTAGTTCACCTGCTTTTGTTGTCCAGAATATGGCAATAGACGAAGCAATCTGAGCAACAATGTATTGAAGGAGCCATACACCTGTAATAGCCAACGAAATAACTCTACGTGCTAGATTCTGTCCTTGTGTAGCTTCCATCCATTGTACAAGCATTGAACGGGCTTCAGAGCGTTCTTTAGCTGCGTCGTTAGCTTTCTCTTCATTCGTATAAACGAGAGAGTCTAGGCCATCTCTAACAGCTCCAATAGTGGATGTAATAGCTTCGTCTGTTCCAAATACTTTTCCCCAGAATCCCATATTATTCTCTCAGTTCAAAATGAGGTCCATCTGATTCGCCAGCTTCCATAAGACTTTCATCACCATCCCAGTCGTACCCCCAACGAATAGAAATACCTTTCTTGTGTGCGACATCAAGCATTTCAATACCTAAGTCTACGAAAGCAATTGTATCATTCCAAGGGATTGTCTTATTAACGTAAGGACATACATCAACAGCCTTACCATCAATGTGTTTACTCTTTAACGTCCAAGTAATCATCTTACCCGGCTTAGTACGCCCTTGAGCATAAAGTTCCTTTTGTCGTTCTAGAGTTCGTACACCTTCGGTGACAATAATATTTCTAGTCTTACCGACCTCTTCTACAATATCAACCAGCCGTTGATCTACACCTTCTAGCTTATTCTTTCCACTTAACATACATTTCCTTAAACATCTTAATCACTACTGGAAGTTTCTCCAGAATAAATAACACTGAGACAATAGCAGATAGAAGATACATCCACTGTTCCACAGGAACACCTAGGAATGAAAGAGCAGAGCTAGAAGTAGCAATAGCTATTTTCGCACTATCTGGAATTTGAGACATTGTTTCTTGTAAACTCATAAATTACTATTCCACATTAATTCTTATACGTCCTTAACAGGACATTCTTATGTACCGAAGGTACGTCATAGACACTTCTCAAGAACACTCTCAAGTATATACTCAAGGAACATTCTGGGCAAGAGGCTGAATGTGATAATTTTTACTAGATAAATTTTAGGTGTAATGCACCCTACACAGCAAGGGCTAACCCCCTGCCTACCCCTCAAGCATGGGCTCAAGAATAACCCTCAAGTTTAGTCGGGTATAGGCTAATGAGAATGATTTGTGTTTTGGAAAAGCTTCCAGTGGTAATTAAAATGTTTAAGGAAAGCTATGTTAAGTGGAAGGAATAAACTAGAAGGTGTAGATCAACGGCTGGTT